GGATGAGTCGAAGATGACATTCCAGCAGCGCCTGGAGCTCAGGAACGAGCGCTATGGTGATGGTCACCTGAACAAGGTGAAGGGACGCAGACTGGCCCCGGCCGACCAAGACTGAGTCCAATCCCACCACCAATAGGAAAGGGCCCCGAGAGGGGCCCTTCTTACGTCCGACGGGTGGAAGGAGGTGGCTTATTAGTTGGCCAGTTCGTTCAGGCGGCGGGTCAGCATCTCGATAACCTGGTCCTTCAGCTCAATCTCGCTGATGGCGTCATCCAGCCGGCCAATGAGAAGAGTGCGCTCAGCCCGGAGTTCCTCAAGGTCGGCATGGAGGCCACCAGCATACTGACCCCAGGACCGGGCCGTCTTCTGCACGGCATGCTCTTCCAGCCCCTGGCGGAACGCATCAGCCACAGCGTAGGTGGCCAGGCCAACACCGACAGCAATCCCTTCACCGCGCATCTGGAGCCTCCGTCGTCTGGAATACCTCATGATATGGCCCACATCTGAATCTGGAAGTCAATCTTTTTCTTGAACTCTGAGTTGATAAAGGCGGGCCGTGGTCGGAATGCAGGAAACTTCAATTTAGGTATTGACGCATTGTTCAATAGAGGGTATCACATAAGTACCTTCGGAGTTCTGCGTCCAGCCGACCACCGGCAGCGCCAGCCACGAGGGTGAATCCTCCTGAGAGTTGTTTGGCCCCCGGTTCCGAAAGGTTCCGGGGGTTTGTCCTTCAGGAACCAATTCACAAATCAGGTCCCCGGGCAGGGGGATAGCCAAGAGCCCCGTCCGGCCGACCATGGGCCACCAGGACGGCCCACGAGGCGTAAGTGGCCGCCTGAGCATTATCTGCCGGCTATAAAAAGGGAGGGCTGGATGCCTCGGCCCACCAAGAAGAAAGCAGCCGTCCAGGTAGAGGATGAGGCACCCAAGCGGGGGCGTGGAAGGCCAGCCTATGAGCCTGACGAAGAGACCGCGCAGGCCATCGCGCGCTTGTCTGGCATGGGGTTCAGCCAGGAGCAGATAGCCCTCCGGCACGGCCTCAGCGTGAAGACGCTGGCCAGGCACTACCAGGCTGCCTTGGAGCATGGCTGGGTGATGATGATGGCCGACCTCGCCGAGAATGCCTTCACCCAGGCGATGGCGGGCAACACCGCATACGGAATCTTCCTGATGAAGACCCGGGGCAAAGGGATGTTCTCTGAGAAGCCGGCGGAACCTGAGGGGCCCCAGGAGTCCGAGGAAGAGAAGGCGCGCCGGATGCTGGAGCGCCTGAGGGCGATGGAGGCCACCGTTGTCGGAACTCCTGACCACACGCTGGTACCCCCTTCGTCCGCATAGCCAGCAAGGCCTGTATTTCCGGTCGCCGCACCGGTTCAATGTCCTTCCTTGCGGAAGGCGTTCCGGCAAAACGGAATGCGCCAAGCGGAAGCTGGTCACCCGGGCCATGAGGGGTTCGGCGTTCATCAGGCCCCGGTTCTTCGCGGCTGCCCCCACCCGGGACCAGGCCAAGAGCATCTACTGGGATGACCTGAAGTCCCTGGTGCCGCCCGATTTCATTCGGGACATCAGCGAGACTCAGCTGACCATCAGGATGACAACCGGCGCGGAGCTGGCCGTCATCGGGATGGACAAGCCCCAGCGCATTGAGGGCTCTCCCTGGGACGGTGGCATCCTCGACGAGTATGCCGACATGAAGGCGAAGGCCTGGACGGCACACGTCAGGCCAGCCCTGGCGGACCGTCGTGGCTGGTGCGACCTCATCGGGGTGCCAGAGGGAAGGAACCACTACTTCAAGACCTACCTGTACGCCCTGGAGCAGATGAAGCTTCTGGGTACTGGGTCTGAGTGGGGAGCCTTCCACTGGAAGAGTTCCGAAATCCTGCCTCCTGAGGAGATTGAAGGCGCTCGGCGCGAGCTGGACCCCAAGATGTTCAGGCAGGAGTACGAGGCATCCTTCGAGGGCTTCTCTGGCGTGGTCCTCCATGCCTTCGACCGGGACCACAACATCAAGGAATGCCCGGTCGACTGGCAGGCCATGCGGCTGCCGCTCCATATTGGGCAGGACTTCAACATCAATCCGATGTCGGGGACGGTTTGGGTCACCTGGGATGGCGCTGATTACCAGGTCGACGAGCTGGTGCTCCAGTCGAGCAACACCGACGAGCTGGTAACTGAGGTCAAGCGTCGCTACGGCGAGCCCAGCATGGTCACCTTCTACCCTGACCCAGCGGGCGCCCAGAACAGGACATCGGCGCAGGGCAGGACGGATATCAGCATCCTGAGGGATGCCGGCTTCCGGGTGGATGCTCTGAGGAGCCCGCCTCTGGTGCGTGACCGGCTCAACAAGACCAACGCGAGGTTCTGCACGGCTGACGGGACGCGACGCGCGTTTGTGTCGGCACGCTGTACCGCATCCATCGGCTCCTACGAGCAGCTGGAATACAAGCCCGGCTCCAACGAGCCGGACAAGAAGGGTGGCTTCGACCACTTGGTCGACGCCACGGGCTACATGATGTGGACCCGGTACGCAGACCAGAAGGTCACCATCAACACCGAACTGGTCTTCTAATCCTGAAGGGGAGGCTCACACACATGGTCGTCTCCTCCAGGGACACGGTGGCCACGCCGGCTGCGGCTACCAGAGCCTTCCGGACGGACTGCAGGCTAACGGATGCCCTCATGGGCGGCACGGAAGCCATGCGCCAGGCTGGCGAAGACCTTCTGCCCAGGGAGCCCAAAGAATCCCTCCAGGCTTACCGGCTGCGGGTTAGCAGGTCCTACCTCTTCAATGGCTTCCGCCGCACGGTTGAGAGCCTGGCAGGCAAGGCATTCCGCAAGCCGGTTGCCCTGGGGCAGGACGTTCCGAGGGAGCTGGAGACCTGGAGCTGGAATTTCGACCTCACTGGCCGGGACGTCAGTGAGTTTGGGCGAGCCCTGCTGCAAGACACTCTGTCCTCCGGTCTCTCCTTCATCCTGGTGGACCACCCGCCGGCGGTACCTGGCAGCACGTTGGCCGACCAGCGGCAACGCGGTGACCGCCCCTATGCGACCCATGTCCGTGCCGTCGATGCCCTGGGCATCCGGTCAACGAGGGTCGGCGGGGTCGAGATGGTCACCCGAGCCCGCATCGCGGAGACCGTGCCTGACCTCAGCTCGCCATGGTCCGACGACGGGGTCATCCATCAGGTCCGCGTCCTCGAGCCGGGGCGCTGGGCTGTGTACCGGCAGACCAGCCGCAAGGACTGGGTCCTCCACGAGCAGGGCACCACATCGCTGCCCTACGTGCCCCTGTTCCCGGTCTACGGCAGGCGTACGGGATTCTGTGATGGCCGGTCGCCTCTCAGTGACCTGGCCTGGCTGAACCTGGCGCACTGGCAGTCCTACTCGGATTACCGGAACATCCTGAGGACCGCATCGGTCGGCTTCATGTTCGGTGCCGGCATCGACAAGGACTCTCTTGGCGGCCAGTTCGACATCGGTCCCAACCGGATGCTGGTCGTCGCCGACCCGCAGGCCAAGCTTGGATACGTCGAGCACTCCGGCGCCGCCCTAGGCTCCCTGAGGGAGCATCTGGACAGCCTCAAAGAGGAGATGGCCGTCCTGGGCGCCGAGATGCTGGTCCGGCAGGAAGCCCGCCAGCGCACGGCCACCGAAGTGAGCCTGAACTCCTCAGAATCCGATAGTCAGCTGGCTGCGGTGGTGGATGGCCTCTCCGGGTCCCTGACCGCTGCTGCCCAGGCCATGGCGGACTTCGCCGGGCTCGGAGACTGCGGCACCTGGACGGTCAGCACCGACTTCGCGGACATCCCGACCAGCCAGTCCGACCTGACCACCCTGCTGCAGCTCCGGGCGACCGGCGAGCTGTCCAGGGAGACGCTCTACGCCGAGCTGCAGCGCCGGGGCCTCCTCAGCGAGGCCTTCGACGCGGCCATCGAGGGCGACCGGCTGGCCGCTGAGCCGCCGAGGCAGACCACCAAGCCGGTGGTCACCACAGAATAACTGGCACCCCAGGGGGAGGGATTCCCTCTGGGCGGTCGGACGGCTGTTCCCGGGATGGGAAGCCGCAACGGGGGGAACCCAATCATGAAGCTAAAGGCAATCGTCACCTCGCTGGACGAGGTCGATGAGAAGTACCGTGACCTCTACACCCAGGGCGCCGACGGCAAGTACCGTCTGGATGCTGAGGGCGTCGAAGATGTCACAGGGCTAAAAACCGCCCTGGAGAACGAGCGCAAGGCCGTCCGGGACCTCAAGGGCCGCTTCTCCGGCATCGATGCCGATGAGTATGCCCGCCTAAAGGCGGAGGACGCCGAGCGGGCAACTAAGAAGGCCAAGGATGAGGGCGACTGGAAGGCCCTGGAGCGCCAGCTCCTGGAGCGCCACGCCACCGAGCTGAAGACCCATCAAGACCGGGTCGGCTCGCTCACCAGCGCCTTGGAAACTCACCTTGTTGATGCCCAGGCGACGGCCGCGATTGCCGGGGCGAGGGGGGTTCCCCAGCTGCTGCTTCCCCACGTGAAATCGGCCGTCAAGGTCATCGAGGAGGACGGCCAGTTCTCTGTCCGGGTCGTCGATGCGGTCGTGTCCCACCGCGTGGT